AGTACCATTCGACGAAATGCCTGCATTACTGCACAAAGATGAAGCCATTTTACCTGCGGATGAAGCAGATAAATTACGTGATAGAGGTATTTTACAAGGAGACGGAACGCATCCAGAAATTAACCTAGATCAAGTAACACAGTTCGAGCCTGCAAAGGACTATTCAACAACTGAAACAGTTAATAATACATCTAGTAGTTCTAAGGTTTCTGCACCGATTACTATTATTATACAAGGTAGTGAAAACGCTCAAGAAAATGCTTTTAGTGTAAGAAATGAATTAGAAAATTTATTCGGGGATTTATTGAGCGTTATGCCTGTACCAAGGGAGGGATAGTCAATGGTAGAAGAATTGGTTGGTAAGGCTCAATTGAACGGTTTGTTAATACACGTCACAAGTGAGGATGCTAACTTTGACGTTGACATCCCTACTCATAAGGTTGAAAAGGGAATTGATTTATCTGACCATGTTGAACGAAAGCCAGAGGTAGTTAAATTATCTGGGCTATTAATTAGACCGACTAATGATAGAGTTGAATCATTAATCAGTAAGCTGAAAAATATAGAGATTAAAGGCCAACTGGTCACGTATGAAGGGCGTCGCATCTACAAGAACATGCTCATGAGTGGCTTATCCATTAAAGCAAGTTCTAAGGTGATGAATGGTTATAATTTTAGCTGCACCTTAACGGAAGTAAGGATTGCTCAATCATCTTCTGTAGCTCCTGAAATTAAGGCAGTTACTGCTCCTGTTGCAGAGGCTGGACGTAAACAAACTGAAAACAAGAAAGAGAAGGAAGTTTATCACGTTGTTAAAAAAGGAGATACGTTTTCTTCTCTTGGTCAAAAATACGGTACTAAATGGCAAGATATTCAGAAATGGAGTGGCTACGACCCTCAAAAATTACCTGTTGGAGTTAAGATTAGGGTGGTGTAAGGATGTTAGAGTTTGAATATATCGAAATTGAAAAAGCGCTCATTCCCTATCGTTTTGAAGTGGAATTGGGCGCTGAATTATTTTTAATGGAAATACGATACAACGAGTTACATGATTACTTCACATTAGATTTACTTAAAGATAGGGAGGTCCTAGTTTATGGTGAAAAGCTTATTTACGCTATGCCATTGTTTAGCGAGGTATTTGATCATCGTTATCCAGCGCCAACTATCATCCCTTTAGATGAATCAGGGAAAGAAACACGTGTAACGTATGAGAATCTGAACAAAACAGTATTTTTAAAGTTGGTGAATAGCAATGAGTAAATTATTCAAACGATATGTAGAGGTAGTGACAGGTAATTTAAAGTTTAACAACACTGATTTAGATATTGAGTTTGAAGTTCCATTCGATGATGACTTAGAACCTAATATAAGTGAAGTCACTATTTACAATTTATCTGAATCAACAAGGAATAAGCTAAAACGCGGTGAAACAATATCAATAAATGCTGGTTATGTTGAAGATAAAGGATTAATTCTAAATGGTCGTATCAATAGTATTAGCACAACACCATTAGGAGCCGATAGAGCTACAGTAATAAAAGTATTAGACACTTATCCGTTTAATGTGAAAAAGACCTTGCAACGTTCGTACAAAGGAAAAATTAAAGCTGATGCTATTCTTAAAGATTTAACTAAAGCGTTAGGTTTAAAAGTAGCCATACTAAAATTACCAACAAATAAAGTATATGATAAAGGTTTTTCTATCAACGGAGAAATCTTTAAAAAAATTCAAGATGTCGCGAATGATTGCGGAGCATCGGCTTATATCTCAAGGCAACAAACCTATATCAGGCCCATTACAGAGGGGGATAATCATCGATTTATCTTAAGTCCAGATACAGGACTTATTGGCTCACCCGAATACTTTGAGAATGAGCGAAAAGGTGTCATTGTCAAAGGTTACAAAGCAAAATCGTTATTGGAACACAGAATGAATACGGCATCTATTATTGAACTTCAATCAATTGTAACGAAGAGTAAAGTTCGTGTGAAGAAGGGTAAACATATTTGCAAAGGCAACTCATTTTATACTGAAGTGGAGGCTGTTTTATGACGAATATGACCGAGTTTTTCAGTACTCTTCAACAAGGAGTATTTATGAACTTAAATACGGCTATGCCTTGCAAAGTTCTTTCTTATGATGAGAGTAGGAGAAGAGCTAAGATACAACCTTTATTTAAAGTGAAAGAATACGGACAAAGTGAAAGTTCCTTGGCTCCAATCGAAAATGTACCAGTATTATTTCAACGGTATAAAGTGCATAAC